TTTGAGTATCACGCTCCAGCCTACCGAACCAACGGTCACTTTGCGTTAATCTATCAGGTTTCCCCAGCACCAGCAGCGATCCTAGGTAGCGGAACTAACGCTTACTCAGCATCCACAGATGCCACAGTAACCACCAGTAGCGGAACTACCGTCGTTACCCTTACTGCAAGCAGCACTGTGATTGAGCTTAGGCACTACACGGTAACCGCTCAAGCAACAAGCGGTCTTGGACTAGCGGTCAACCTTGCAAGTCGCTTGGAACGATATAGCTCCCTTAAAATCTGGAAGATCGCATAAGTAACACCTATGAACGACCACACGCATCCTCCAGCATTAGTCGGACTATTAGGGCTTATTGCAAACTTAACTCTTGAAGAAGTGAACACTGGAATAGCTATCCTTGTTGGTTTAGCAACCCTTACCTACCTTGTTATCAAGATCATCAAAGAAATCCGAAGAGACTACTAAAATTATGGAAGAAGAATCTAACTTCAACAGGGCACTTAAGATGGAGGGACTCCAAGATCTTTTGATCGACGAGTTTATCCAACAAATCAAAAGCGGAGAATCATCCCCAGCTTTGCTTAATGCTGCTCGACAAATGCTTAAGGATAATGGTATTTACGCCACAGTAACCAAAAGCTCACCTCTTGGTGAACTTGTAAACCTTCTTCCATTCCGCGATGAAGAGGTTGACCGTGTGGTTGGCGAATAATTCTACATTATGCAAGAAGTTCCACATCAACTTAAAGACTTTCGAAACTTCCTTTATCTGTGTTGGAAGCACCTTAAGCTCCCTGATCCAACCCCTATCCAATATGAGATAGCCGACTGGATGCAACACGGACCTAAGCGGGCTGTCCTTCAGGGGTTTCGTGGTGTCGGTAAGTCGTGGATCTGTTCTGCCTATGTTGTCCACCAGTTGCTTCTTGATCCATCTAAGAACATCCTTGTGGTGTCCGCAAGTAAGACTCGTGCTGATGACTTCTCTACGTTCACCTTGAGGTTGATCCACGAGATGCCCCTGTTGGAACACCTGAAACCCTCAGATAAACAAAGGTTTTCTAAGATCTCCTTTGACGTAGGACCAGCCCCAGCATCGCACGCTCCCTCAGTAAAGTCCCTTGGTATCACCTCGCAGCTTACTGGTTCCCGTGCGGACATCATTGTGGCTGACGACGTGGAAGTCCCAAACAACTCAGCAACCCAAAGCCTTCGCGATAAACTTAGCGAACAAGTGCGGGAGTTCGAGGCTATCCTTAAGCCCCTTGATTCCTCACGGATTCTGTTCCTTGGGACACCTCAATGTGAGGATTCGATCTACAACAAGCTCATTGAACGGGACTATAATTGTCGCATTTGGACGGCAAAAATTGTGACAAAAGCAAAGAACGAGAAGTCCTACCAAAGCAACGTAAGCCCTGCGTGTGTTGACGATGCTCGTGAGGGACTCCCTAGTGAACCCCTGAGGTTCTCTGAGCTTGACCTAGCGGAACGTGAGGTATCCTATGGTCGCACAGGGTTTGCCATGCAGTTCATGTTGGACCCTAAGCTGTCCGACCTTGACCGTTACCCTTTGAAGATCAACGACCTTTTGGTCATGGATATTGACCGTGATAAGGCTCCTGAGAAACTTGTGTGGGCACAGTCACCTGACCTTATTTGGGACTCCTCAGTGCCTAACGTAGGCTTCACAGGGGATCGCTTTTATAGACCCTTTCGAACCGTAGGTGACCACATTGACTACCAAGGATCTGTGTTGTCTATTGACCCGTCTGGTCGAGGTAAAGATGAGACTGCGTGGGCTGTCGTAAAGATGCTTAATGGCTACCTTTATGTCTCTGAGTTCGGAGGTCTTCAAGGTGGATATAGTCCAGAAGTCCTTAAGACTCTTGCACTTAAGGCTCACCACCACAAGGTCAACGAGATCATTGTCGAGTCTAACTTTGGTGATGGTATGTTTACCGAGATCTTTAAGCCCTACCTTGAGAAAGTCCACCCGTGTTCCATCAAGGAAGTCCGTCACAGCACCCAAAAGGAAAAACGCATTGTGGACACCTTGGAACCTGTGATGAACCAACACAGACTTGTGTTTGACCCTAAGTCTATTAAGATGGACTACGAGTCTTGCTCTATATACCCAACTGATTCCCAACTGCGTTACCAGTTGATCTACCAGTTATCAAGGATCACAAGGGATCGTGGTGCTTTGACTCACGATGACCGCCTAGATGCCCTTGCAATCGCTGTTGCCTACTGGGCTGAACACATGGCTCAAGATGCCAATAGACGCATTGACGACCGCAAAGAGGATCTCCTAAAGGAAGAACTAGATAAACTGGCAGATTCCTATTTTAAACGTAATACAAACCAAAGAAGACAAACAACATGGATGTAAAAGAAATGCTTAAAGCCCTAGCACCCCTTTCTAAAGCCTCTAAGGGGTCTAGGAACGCCTTGGTGGGTATTTGTGTAGGTCACAGCCGTTTAGGGGACAAGGGGGCTACAAGTGCCTCTGGGACGCAAGAATGGCACTACAACAAAAAGATCGCAGAATTACTTAGGTTAGAGCTAAGACGACGCAATATCAACTGTGTGGTGTTCTCAAGTTACCAAGGAGGGGGCTATGGGTCTGCTATGGCGTGGATTGCTACCCAACTCAATATGTTTAACGTAGACTTTGCTGTTGAGTTGCACTTTAACGCCTCCGATAACGCCCAAGCGAACGGCTATGAGTTCCTTTATTGGAACACCTCTAAGCGTGGTAAGAAGATTTGTCAGATATTTCAACAAGTCTTCCAGAAAAGATACCCTTCGAACACCGACCGAGGCATCAAAGCGTTGACCCTAGGGAGTCGAGGAGCCCTTTTTACACGTCTTACAGCAATGCCATGCGTGATTCTTGAGCCGTTCTTTGGCTCCAACGTCGATGAATGGGAACACTTCGGGAAATCCCAGAGTGGTGTCCTTGACCTTAGTGAGGCATATGCAGATGCCATAGAGTTGTGCGTGGTGTCTCTTTAGCCCTAGGATGCCCCTTAGGGGGCTTAGGGGGTATCTGAACGACATTGTAGTCCATATGACCCCATAAAGCGATTCTAGGGGTATCCTCGTGCGATTATGGAGGTTTCCTTTAAGTTACCTTAGGTAAACTTAGGTCGGCTCGCTCCGCTCACCTCCGTTCAACACACCTTTCTTATTCCATCTCTATCTTATGTGTTATAAGGTAAGTCATTGAAAATGAGTGACTTATGTGAAATAAGGTTTGATAGGTTCACTATTAGGAAAAAGAGAAAAAAGGATCGAGGAGGGAAAAACATACTCTAAGTTATTCCTAAGTATACTCTAAGTTACTCTAGGATACTCTAGGATACTCTAAGATACTCTAAGATACTCTAAGATACTCTAGGTTATCCTAAGATAACTTAAGACTACCTTAAGACTACAACCTTAAGATAACCTTAAGATCACCTTAGGTTACCCTATAAGTTTATTCTTTTTGTTTATTGTTTATAATCATTACTCTAAGTATACCTAGGTTACTCTAAGTTACTCTAAGTAGAGATTACCAACCATCAACCAACCTATACCAACCATGATCAACTTAGGTGAACTACAATATTCAAACATCTGTTTAGATAGTAGCAATACCAACGATCAACCACCACAAGAAGAAGAAGACCAAGATGTTGAAATCATGTGTGGAGTTGCTGGGAAGATCCTTAAGGAGATCTTTAAGGACTTTGTGTTGCTTGTAAAAGATACTGAGAACGATGTGTTGTTTGTGTTGGATACCGAGGAGGAGTATACGGAGACTGTAAAGGTGTTGCAAAGGGCTATTGAGGAGATTCAAGGGTGTCCTTAAGAATTTGGTAAAAAAATCTGAAAGGGTATTACGATAGTGGCGAGCGAAAATTACCCCCAATGCCCCATCGTTTCCATCGTTTCCGCTTGGCAATCGTGACGTGTTGCCATGAATGCCTTGTGGATAGGAAAATAACGGAACACTCCAAGTGTCTTGTGGGGGAATTGAAGAGTGTTTTTAGAGGGCGTTGGCTTACAGGCGGAGCCGTTCTTATTGAGAATCAGTCTCATTAAGCCATTTTTGGATGATGTTGCCTTTTTGATTTTTTGCTGTATGCA